GTCGAGAATCGCGGCGATGCGTTCGCTGCTCATCGATGCCGGGGTGATCTGTCCGGTCTGGCTCATCTCGATTAGACTGGCGTTGCCGTTGACGTTCTCGGTCTCGCTCATAAGCGTGATTCCTTCCATGGCGACTTGTGCTTTGGCTTCACAGTTACCGGACTTGCCGTGATTGCACCAGGTGCAATGCTTGCCGGGGATCAGCGGCGCCTGGCTGTGGTCGGTGGCAGCAGCGGCGACCGCCAACTGCTTGCCGGCTTCCCAGATGACCTTCGCATCCTGATCGACGTAGCGCACCACGGGGTTGGTGCGGGGCTGGACAATGGTCTGACGGATCAGATAGTCGTTGTTGAGGGGATTGTACTTTTTGCTGGTGCCGTTGTAAATGAAGGGTGCCAGCTTCCCGGCGGCATAGCCGATCAGTTGCGGGTTGTCCTTCTCCGAGACCCAACCGCGGCCATCCTTGTAGTCGATGATCTCGATGACGTTGCGACCGGTCTGCCGGCAGACGCCACGGATGGTGATGTCCACCGTGCCCCACCAGTCATTGCGACCGGCCAGGTAGAAGCCCGGGTTGCTCTGACTCTCGGTCTCGAGACTGAGAATCATCAGCTCCTGCCGGCGGCGGGCGATGTAGTCGAGCGCCATCTGCACCCGGTCGGCGCGGTCCTTGTCCACGACCCAGCCACCCGGCTGCTCGTCGTGTCCCTCCCCGATGGTGCGAAAAAGCCACCCCTCTGCCCGGACATCGGGTCTGCCGGTCTTCAGGCAAATCTCCAGCAGCAGATGGGAGCCGGTGCCGTCCAGGGCCGCGGGGCCGCTGACATTAGGGTAGACCGCCTCCTCCCGCACGGAGCCGGGACAGTGCGGCCAGCGATGGTTGCTCGGGCTGAGCCGGGCGTGTCCGTTGGACGCCATGCTACACCCCCAACGCTTCGATCTCGGCCAGCACCTGGCCCAGCTTCGCCGGGGCGATCTGGCTCAGACCGGCGGCGCCGTAGCTGCGGATGACGCCCATGACCGCGGCACCCTGATCACCCATCGCGGTGGCCTTGGCGACAGCAGCGTCGTTGACCATCTGCACCGTGACGACCTGGTCGGTCGGGGGCAGCGGCGGCTGGGCGGCGGCAGGAGCCGGGGGAGCGGGGGGCGCCGGAGCTTCGGGAGCGGTGGGCGGTTCCGGCGGAGCAGGGGGCGCAGGAGCTTCCGCCGGCTTCTGCTTCTTCTCCTCCTTGGCAGCGGTGGTGCTGGTGGCGGCGGTGTCGAGAACGACGGTCGCCGTGTTGCCGGCCAGCTTGTTGAGTGCGTCCTGGGCCTCTTGAATGGTGTCGAACTGCAGAGTGAGCTGGATCATCTTACTTCTCCTTGTCGTTGGTGTAGATGTCGCTGAACAGGTTCATCTGCCCCTCACTGGGCACGATCTTGAGGCGACCCTCGGTCGCTGCCACGATCATCTCGCGCAGCAGATCGTTGTGGTCGCGGTTGTACCGGGTGGCACATTCCGCCTTGAAGCTGGTCAGATCGTCTTCATCGATCCGCAGATGCAGCGTGGTGCTTGCCATCGGTGTCCTCCTTTCCTTTGGTTTGGTGATGCGATGGGTGGAGCATATCGAAGCCCTTGAACGGTGTCAACACAAAAAATACACAAATGTGTAAAAAAGATTCTTGACAGGCCCGGCTGCGGAGTTTATCGTATGCGGGAATTTAACGACCAAGCTAACCGGCTTGCGGAGGGAAACATGGAACGAGATTTAATAGCAGAAGGGTGGGGACCAGAAGATTGCTACCCAGAAACCGACGAGGGTAGCAAGTCCGAGTTGAGCGCCTTGTTAGCCGCTTACCGACAACTGGCCGGGGATATGGCGGTTTTGTTTGCGCGGAAAAAGATACTTAATGCCTGTGTTGGCGGGCAGGCCGTTGGAATGGAGACATACAGCTTGACCTTTACCGGCTCAGAGCTTGGCAACATCTGGCAGCAGATGGAAGAGCTTGAAAAGCTGGCAAAGCAAGTCTGGTATCCGTGACGGCGGCTAACCACCATTACCCCGCCAACACGGCGGCATATCGCGCACTGAAAGGGAGGCTATCATGAAAGTTGCTCTTGCTCTCCTCGCCCTGCTTCTCCTCCTCGGTGTCATCGGCACCATGTCTCACCAGGATCAAATTGACGATGACAATTATTACTGCGAGATGGTGCGCTCCGGCGCCTGGCCCGCATACAAAGGAACGGAGGTCTGCCAATGAACGTCGATGACATGAGCGGAAGAGTGCTGAACTGGGTGATGTCCGCCTGCGTCGATTCGCGTCGGGTCAAGATCGATCCGGCAACATGGAACCCGACCGAGAACTGGGATCAGGTCACCGAGTTCTGGTCCGATCCGAATGCCGGCGTCCGCCGGGTCCACCCGACCACCCCGCGCCCGGTCTCCTGCATCGGTGACGGTGCCTTCGAGGCGACCCGTGGTAACTTCGTCGCCCGCGGCGCCACGCAGCTCGATGCAGTCTGCCGGGTGATGGTCCTTCAAGCCTTCGGGTCAGAAGTCGATGTGCCGGCAGAGTTCCAAAGATGATTTCAAATGCACAGTTCCTCGCCACCCTCTTCGGTGACGACGCCCCGCGGGCGCATGTCACCGCCTTCCCCGATGACCCATCGGCCATCTCTCACGCCCGCCGCTACACCTGTTGGGGAGGCAACTGGTTCAGCCGCACCTCGCTGCCACCCGGGACCAACCAATTTTTCACTATCTCCACCTTCCGTCTCGACGAGACCGGCAAGGCACGGCGCCGCAAGGCGCTCTTCTCCGCTACCCATGTGATCGTCGCGGACGATGTCAAGGAGAAGCTGCCGCTGGAGTCTGTGCTGCGCCTGCCGGCGCCGACCTACAAGCTGGAGACCTCCCCGGGCAGTGAGCAATGGGGCTGGGTGCTGGACACGCCCTGCACCGATCGGGCGCGGGTGGAGAACCTGCTCGACGGTCTGGTCGCCCAGGGGCTGGCACCCGATGGCAGAGACCCCGGCATGAAAGGGGTCACCCGCTATGTGCGCCTGCCGCAAGGGGTCAACACCAAGGCGAAGCGGGTCGAGGCCAATGGCGGCACGGCGCCCGCCTGCCGGCTGGTCGAGTGGTCGCCCCAGGTGCGGGTCAGTCTCGATGCGCTGGCGGCACCGTTCGGTGTCAACCTGGACGCCGAACGCCGGGAGACCCGGGTCGATGGTGCTGCGTCGATCCCTGACCATCCGCTACTGGCGATCGATGACATTGTTCTGGTCAAGAGCGTCCGCAGCGAGGGGCGCTTCGATGTGACCTGCCCGTGGGTCACGGAGCATAGCGACAACAAGGACGACGGCGCTGCGATCTTTACCAACAACGACGGCTCGATTGGTTTCAAGTGTCACCACGGTAGTTGCCAGACGCGCACCGGGGGTGATCTGCTGCGACTGGTGGAGGAGAGCTACCCGGGCTGGCGCCAGCGGCTCGACGCTTGGCGGGTGCTGCGGCTGCTCGGCGGCGATGCTGCGAAGATGCCACAGCCCGTTGCAGCCGCGCCACAGTTCGACTTCATTCACGGCGAAGTGTTGCCGCCGGAGCCTGTTCCTGCGCTGGTGCCGCCCCGCTTCGACTTTCTGGCCGGCAACGAGATCCTGCCGCCGGCTCCCCCGCCCGACCCCTCCCTGATGATCGACTACCAGCTTCTGATCGATAAGCTCGGGCGCATGGTGCCCGACTCACAGGAGCGCATCGACTTTTCCCACAACATTATCAAGCTGGTGGACAAGCTCGACTATGCCACCCGGCTGAAATGGCACAACAAGATCCGCGACATCATGGGCTGGAGCAAGGTCGATATGACCAAGGTGGTGCAGGAGGTGCGCGAGAAGACCTACAAGACCAAGGTCGTCGAGACCGAGGAGGGTTTTTACGGCGAGTGGGTCTATGTGTCCGACCAGAACATGTTCTACTCCCCGGCCAAACGGATGTGGATCTCGCCGGAGGCGTTTCACAACAGCCACGGTCACATGGACGAGGACGCCCGCTCCCAGGCGCTGATCGGTGGCAGAGTGCGCAAGGTGGACAAGATCGACTACGCTCCCGGGATGCCGGAGATTTTCCTCGATGGGGGTGTGCGCTACGTCAACGGTTGGGACAATAACATTGAGCAGGGCGTTCCGGGCGCCGTGGAGAAGTGGCTCGGTCACTTCGACCGGCTCGGCTGGAGCGATCATATTCAGCACATCACCCAGTGGATGGCCTACACCCTGCGCCACCCGGAGCGCAAGATCAACCACGCCCTGCTGCTCGGCGGCGGCGAGGGGAACGGCAAGGACTTCCTGCTCTACCCGTTGCTGCGGGCGATGGGGCGCAACGCTACCACCATCGACGGCGACGAGTTGTTGCGCGACTTTAATGATTACCTGCTCTCGACCAAGTACCTGCACATCAACGAGACGGAGCTGGGCGACCGGGCCGAGGCGCGGGCGGTGACGAACCGCATGAAGCCGCTGACCAGTTCCCCGCCGGAGACGATCCGCGTCAACCCGAAAGGGGTAAAGCCGGCGCTGATCCGCAACGTTG